TTGCAGCATTGCCTCGAGGACGCCTTGGCCCGCGCCGATGCCGACGCGGCGACGAGCGTCGTCTTGCTGCGCGCCGCCGGCCGCAGCTTCTGCGCCGGCTACGACATCGGCGCCCGCGAGCCGGGCGGCGACGACTGGCGCAGCGACCCGACGAGCGCGCATGCGCATCTCGCACCCCAGCTCGCCTTCGAGATGGCGCCGTGGCTCATGAAAAAACCGGTCATCGCCGCCGTGCAGGGCCACGTCATGGGCGGCGGCTGCGAACTCGTCATGCTGTGCGATCTGACGATCGCCGCCGACAACGCGACTTTCGGCGAACCGGAAGTGCGTTTCTCCTCGGTCGGTCCGGCGATCGTGATGCCGATGATCATCGGCTACAAGAAGGCGCGCGAACTCCTTTATTTCGGCGACACGATCGACGCCGCGACGGCACTCTCGCTCGGCATGGTCAACCGGGTGGTACCGCTCGCCGAATTGGCGGCGGCGAGCCTCGCCTGGGCGAAGCGATTGACCCTGATCTCGCCGGAAGCGCTTTTTGCGACAAAGCGTGCGGTCAATCGCGTCGCCGATGCCGCGGGCTTTCGCACCGCTCTCTATGCCGGGCTCGACGTCTGCGGCCCGCTCTACGCGACGACGACGGAACTCGGCGCTAAATTCCGCGAGATCGCGACGACGGAGGGCGCGCTGAAGGGTCGGCGACCGAGCGAAGCTGACCGCCTCCGCACTCGTCCTCGAGTCGCGCTGCTCGATCGCGACCACGTCCCGGCCAAGCAGATCGTCGTCGTGCACGCTTCGCTCGGCGAGATCGAGTGGCCCGGTGCGCTTGAGCATGCCCAGCAACATGCCAAGGCGGTCGGCTGCGATTTCATTGTCGCCCGTGCCAGCAAGACCATGTTCGACATGGTCAGGCACCGGCACGCAGTACGGCCTGACGCGCCAGCTTGGCCCGACGCCAAGCGGCGACAGTGCACGTCTGATCTCAAGCGCAACCCGATCGAGCGCGAAGTCCGGCGCTACGCCAAAGCGCACGGCTTCACCACGATCGTGAACGTGCTCGGGCTGCGGGCACAGGAATCGCACGGCCGCGCCAAGCGGCCGGTGTTCTCTGAAGTCACGCGATTCCGCAACAAGAAAACTGGCAACTGGGTCGCCAACCGGCCTTGGTACGAATACCTGCCGATCCGCGACGTTGATGAACTCGGCGTCTTCGGCATGATCATCAAGGCGGGCCAGCAGCCCCACGAAGCCTACTCGCTCGGCAATGAGCGACTGAGTTGTATCTTCTGCATCATGTCGTCCAAGGGCGATCTCGCCTGCGGGCGCAAGCACAATCCAGCGATCTTCGACAAGTACGTCGCAATGGAAAAGGAAGTCGGCTGGAACATGCACATGAGCAGAAAGCCACTCACTGAACTGATCAAACGAGTTGCCTGACAACACACGGACAAGGCTTTGGCGGGTATCCAATCCCGGTGGGTAGCGTGTGGTGATGCTGTCAGGTGCCGCATCGGGCTCTGCTGCGGTACGGCCCCGTCACGATTCCCGAGCTAGGGCGGGGCACATTGTGCCAGCGGCACAAAGTGCATATATACATGGTGAAAGGAGCCAACCAATGAACGCGCCCATACAACGTGGGACTGTCGTTTATGACGTGGCTGATCCACGTCACCACGGCATCGTCCGCACCATCCACCTTTGCCACGGCAAGTTCTTTGCCAACGTGCAATGGATCGAAACCGGCTGGAAGACCGACCGGATACCTGTCGCCGATCTGCGGCGGGTCACGCCCGAGAGTCCAGCCACAACCGAGTGCGATGTCATGCGACATGCACTCAAGAAGGAGCCAACCACATGAAGGTTCTATCAGGTCACACGTCGCCGGAAACGGCCTACGTGGTCGAAGACTATCCCTACGGCTTTCGGCTGCGCTGCCGCATCCGGTACTGGCTTGAGCACCGGCCGAAATTCGGCTTCCGGCTCATGAGCCAGACCACCAACCCCAAGCGGCTGGGCGAGCCGTGGAACAAGCCGAAGGGCTCAACCTACTGCCACTTCGGCGTGATGATCCTCGACGACAAGGGTCACGTCACATGGTCCGGCATTCACGCCGGGTATGCCGACAGTCGCGAACTGCAAGACTGGCTGAACAACTACAGCGAAGGCCTGTCCGAGAAGCATCGCGACCAGCTTCACGCCATCATCGCCGCCAAGGTTGCCTACGAGAGCCACCGCAAAGACGGCGATCCGCTTGAGCGCGGGCTGGCCGAAGCTCGGGTCGCATACGCGCAAGCCAGCGCCCAGCGCGCCGACCGCGAAGCCGAAGCCGATCACATCGATGGTTACGATCGCGACGATCTCGGCGAATCACCCGACCACTGAGAACCGTACCGAGCGCGCCGCCATGCGCGGCGCGTCACAGTGCGATTCGAAATAAGGAGCCAACCATGCTGCACTGGGAGAATATCTGGAAATTCAACACCGCCAACTTCACGGTGCGGTTCGACGCCGCGCCGGACGATGATCTTGATCTTAGCTGGGACACGGACGGCCTGACCGGCGCAGCGCTGCACAACGGCGAACTGGTCGCCTTCGTCGCCCGGGTCACAGTCAACGATCGCCACACCGGCAAGACGCTCGGCTGGGATACGCTGCACGGCTGCATCTACGACAGCGCCGAGCAGTTCGCCACCAGCCACCGCGATCCTGATCCGATGAACCGCAACTGCTCGATCATGCGAGCGGCCAAAGGCACGATCGTGATCTGCCACTACTTTCCCGGCATGGTCGCGGAAGCGATCAAGGAAGCCCGGGCAACACTGGAAGGAGCCAACCAATGATGACACGAGCAGAAAAGAAAGCAGCCAAGATCGCCGACAAGCGCATCGAGGCTGCTTACTACGCGACCTGTCGCGGCATCGCCATCAACATCATGGAGATCGGCAAGGTGTTCGACTACGGACGCTTGCAGATCGCGCAAGGTGTTGACGACGCCGCGCTGGCATCGGCGATCCGCGCCTATGTCGAAACCTTACGGCAGAACTGAAGGAGCCAACCATGACCGACAAAGTGTTGTTTATGCGCTGGGCGATCGACGGCACCAAGCGTCGGCCGATCGCTGTCGATCCGAAACGGGTCGATGTGATCGAGCACTACCAAGACGAGTTCGGCGGCGAGAAGTACGCGCCGCAAGTCAACATGTGGTGGGATCAGAATCAAAATGATCCGGCGCGCCAGACCAGCGTGCCCGCCTGCACCAAGATCATCATGCAGGGCAAGCAGGAGTACATGGTGCAGGGCACCGTGCCCGAAGTCACCGACAAGCTGAACGGCAAGCGATGACTTGACTACTCTTCAGGTGGATTGACCGACTCGACTACCAAACCGAAAGGAGCCAACCAAATGAGTTATTGCTTCGATGTGATGTCGCGCGCCTTTGCAACCCTGCGCGAACAACTGCCGCCGGACGTGCGCGACGGCGAGATGGTCTATCGGTTCGAAATCCTGATCAGTGAAATGCACGAAGCCAATCATCGCCTGCGCGATGCGATCAATCACGACGACCACGTAACCGGCGCTGCGCGTCGGCTCGACAACATAGGAAAGGGAGCCAACCAATGACCAAAGTTCTTGAACTGATAACGGACGTAAAAAATCCGCATCCCGACCGCCGGTCGAGAGACTGGAACAAACAACCAGTTCTCGCCAAAGGCCAACGCTTCACGCTGCACGACGGCCGCGAATGGAAATACGTCTATTCCAGCGACCATCGCTACCACAGCGAGCCCGTCGTCCGCGCTGACGGCTTGGGGCAACTGATCGTGTCCAACTCGGTCGCGGTCGAGCCCAAGACGTTCACCGAGTTTGCGCGCGTCTATGGCGATGACCTAGACCCTGACACGATCGCCCGGGTGCTGTTCAAGCTCGGCGTGATCAAGCGCACCGACTTTGAAATCGCAGCCGCCGCGTTCAACGACGAAAACTTCAAACTGGATTGAAAGGAGCCAACCCATGAAGATCGGAACACCGCGCATCCTGAGCCGCCGCGCTGCCGAAATCTGGCTGCGCGACTTCTATGCCACCGATCGGGCGCATCCCTGCGGCTACGGCCATCACGACTGCTCGACCTACGACGGCGGACCGTGCTTGGACGAAACGCTGGGCAACTTCGCCGATCTTGAGCCCGCGAAGGCCAGCGCATGACCCGCATCCAGCTACGCACCCTGCTGATCGAGCACGGGCTGAACCAGCGCGAAGCCGCCCAACTACTCGGTGTTGCCGTCCGCACCGTCCGGTCGTGGCTGCACGGCGACCGGGCGATCCCCGGCACCGTCGTCCAGTTTTTCCGGCTGCTGGCCATGCTGCCCGAGCGATCCCGGCGGCAGGCGGTCAAGCTGATGCTGGTCTAGCGCCGCCTTGCGGCGCTTGCGGCTGCGCCACGCTTTCTTGCTGGCCCGGCTGTGCCGCAGATCACCCATGGCGATCCTGTAAAAAGAGCCGCCCGGTGCCTGACTGACGAAGGCCTAGCACCCGGGCGACCCTAGCTCTAGCCAACCAGAAGGAGCCAACCTACCAGATAGGCTTCATGAGCCCCCTTGTTATCGTGGCTCGCAGCGGGCTGCGCAAGGCCACTGGTAAGCCAATCCACACCCGGCCCTATCATCGCCTTGCCGCCAGCGCCCGCATGGCGCGGTCCCTAATGCCGCCCGGCCGGATGCCGGGATCGCGCGGCGCTGGCTGCCAGTCGGCGCGCCGGGACCGCTGGATCGCCGCCATCAGTTCGCGCTCCTGCTTCTTGGCTGTTGCGATCGCGATCTGGCGCTGCTTACTCATAATGATCCTGATTCGTTCCCGGCCCTGATTCGTTCCCGGCGACGGGCTGTGGAAAAGGCCGCGTTCTGCTGGTTGATCCACCACGCCAGTTCGCCCTGCATCGGCGTCGGCTCGATCGCCGCCGATCGCTCGCCGTTCGGCCAGCAGCCATAGATCGCCTTGAACTTGCAACCGGCCCAGCCGGATTTGTAGCGCATCATCTCAGCATACCAGACCAGCCAGCCGAACACCCTGATGCGGGCTTCATGCTCGGGCACGCCGTCCTGATCGCTCGACGCCAGCCACCAGCGCACCTTGCGGCGCACCCGCACCGCCAGTGATCCGCACTGGGTGCACTTGAGCTTGCCACGCGGGCGCTTATCCAGCGTCCGACGACGGCCGCACGACGCGCAGGTGACTAACATTGGATCGCCGATCGATCGCCCGCCGGTAGTCGGTGGCGATCTCTTCCAGCACTTCGATGTGGCGGAATGCGGCTTCGGGCTTGAACGCCTTTTCGTCGGCGCTTGCCTTCTGCCACCACTGGCGCACGGCTAGCTCATGCTGAACAGCGGCCAACTTGTCTTCAAAGCTGTAGCTCATGTTGCGCTTCCGCTGCCGCGTCGATCTGCTCAGCCACTTCGTCGCGCACGACCTTGCACAGTTCGGTTTCCAGTTGCAGCACCTTCTGCTTGTCTTCGGGGCTGCGGTCGCGGCCGAAGGTCTTAAGCGCCGTCGCCAGATTGCGCGCTACGCTCGCCACTTGTTGATCGCTCATGCTCCTTCTCCTTTTCGAGTGCCTGTCGGTGATGCCGCGTCAACGCGATCTCTTGCAGTTGGCGCAGCGGATGCAGCGGCGGGATCGACGGCTCAAGCACATGACACGGCCGCCCCGGCTGAAGCTCCTTGATCGGCGCGGCCCGCAACTCCGCACTCGATGCCCAGCCCATGATACGGAAGCGCTGCCTGCCGACGTACAGCGCCAGCACAAACGCCCAGTCATTGCGTAGTTGGCTGTCGTAAGCGATCAGCTTGCGCGGCTTGTTGCTGCTAGGGTCTTGCGCTGGCGCTTTCACGTCGATGAAATCGCCGATGTCCGGCAGATCATCGACCCGATCGCTCAGATCGTGCCATGGCAGCCACGGGAACAATCCATGCACCGCAATCTCGCCACGGGCACCGTGAACATACTCGTCGATGATCTCTTCAACGCTAGCGGCACGGCCGTTATCAAATACGTGCCGACCGGCAGCGATCGCGCTGTCATAACGTGCACGACCGACGATCTCGCCCAGTTTCCAGTTCTCGTCTGCCAGCGCCACCAGCACTCGCTCGTCCATTCCAACCAACGGGATCATATCTTCACCAATCGATATTCACGCTCGTCGCTAATGCTGCTTTCCAGCCGCGCTCGCACCATCAATCCGCACGGCCGCAGCCGCTGATTCAAATGCCAGACGTGCGCCTTCACGGTTTCGCGCTTACCGTCCTGCGGATGCGGCCACCAAATAATCTCGACCAATTCAGATACCGTGCGCGGCCGACGCTTCACCGCGTCGTAGATCGCTTGCGTTTTGTTTGTTAGCTTCATGATGGCTGGCTCAGCACCGCCGCTGCTCCTTCTGGCACTGACATCATCGCCGCACTCGGTAACTCGTCTTCAACCGGGATCAGATACTCAAGACCGTTGACGCTGCGCAGCCACGCCACCGCATCGTCAGGCTCAATCAAATTTCCCTTCAGCGCCTTGCCGATCATTTCAATTTCGTTGAGCAGCAGCCGCACCCGCATGTGCGCCAGCCGTAGCTGGGCGACCACGTAATCCCGGTAAGCAGCTTCGTCGCGTTTGGTGGTCAGTCCCATGGCAGCACACTCATATCGACGCCGGGATACTGCGAGTGCGGATCGTCCGGCATCAGCCCGTCATCAGATCGCTCAACAACAATCGGGAACATTTCTGCCTGCGCTCGGGCGTCTTCGTAGCGATTGCGCATGAGCCAAACGCCTTTGATCTTTTTGATCGTGAAGCCGCGCTCGATCATCGCCATGCGATCGGCTTTCCACTCCCGCCAAAATTGCTGCGTCGGCTTCTTCCAGTTCGCCATCAAAAAACCGTTCCACGCTCACTGGTGATTCCGAGTTCTAGGCTCTGAGTCCGAGTTATCCACACCCTCTTCACTTCCTTGCTTCCTTGGCCACGTCTTTACAGCGGCCCAGCGAAGACTGAGTCTGAGCAAGCCTCTCTAGTGTTCGCTTCCGAATCATGCTAAGCCTCTCCCGTTGCGTGCGAATCCCTGATTCGCCCGCTTTGTCTGGATCACCCAAACCACCTTGGCCTTCGGTGGATCGGGTTAGATGGCCGTGGACCGGCGCACGACATAAAAAACGGCTCTCAAGTGTCGCAACTTGAGGGCCGTCTTGTTTTAGAACCGCTGCGATGCTAGCTAACAAACCGCAGCAGCAGTTCCCACAGGACGGCACTGCATCGTTGGGTTTGCTTAACCGGCTCGCCCAACATAAAGCCCGCAGGGATCGCACCTGCGGGCTTTTCGTTTCACCTACCGTGTTGGATTGATCTGCGACCTATTCATGATTCGGTCATGCAATACCCGAGCGCCGTCACAGTCAACGGAAAAAAACTGACCCAAGGTTTAGCGCCGAAAAGTTCAAAGACGCACAACAGTTAGTCGCACGCCTTCGGGCGCATCCTTCGCCGCGACCCACTCGAAAATGATTCGACGCACGTACTGCTTTGAGTCGTCGCGGATTATCTCGATTCGCTTCAGGTAGTCGAGCACCGCTTTGCCCGCGTTGTCGGCGTCGCGCAGTTTCATCCGCTCGTTTAGCTGCACCGTGATCTCAACCTTGGCGTCGCCGAAGTTCGGGCGGCTGACGCCGCGCAGCTTGGCCGCTGCCCATTGCGCCGTCACCGTGCGATCGCACCTGTCGATCCAGCGGCCGTGCGCGAACAGTTCCGCCTTATTCAACCGGCGCAGCCGGTTCACCGAGATCGGCGGCGGCAGGTCGAGCATAGTCCGATCCAGCAGTGGCTGGTGATCCGGCAGCGGTGGCCCCTTCCATGTCGGCGACTGCACGGTCATGGGAACGTAAAGCGCTTCACGTTGGCTTTTTGCAGGATCAACTTGGCAAACTGAATCGCATCGGTCCGGTACAGCGCGAACCAGACCACCGGCTTGCCAAAGTTGACGACGACGCGGCCTTGCGGATCGCGAGCGATCGCGATGTTGCACGCACCCTCGTCAGTGGGATTCATTTTGCCCTGCGGGAATTCGCCGGTCGCGCCGAGCTTCAGATCATCGGTCATCACAGCACCGCCGGGATCGCGCTCAGAACGGTCGCCGGGTTGATCGGCATTGAAATGTGCAACGCGATCGTCGTCACTTCCCAACCGGCATCAACCAGCGCCTTGCGGTAGGCCGGGTTGATCCAGTCGCCCGGGTTGAGCAGCGCCGAGTTGCTGATCGACTGCACTTCGTAAGTGTTGCCGAGCCGTGCATAAGCCAGCGTGATCGATTTGGTCATTGATCTACTCGCTTGTAGTACCGGGTCAGATCATAACCCAAAACCTTGAGCATCACCGGGCTGGCGTGCGGCCGGACTCGGCTCAGGAACTGCGACAGGAACGGCTCGCTGATGCGCAGCCTTTGCGCCATCTGCTTACGGGTCGTGGTGCCCCGGTTAAGCTCGGCGGCGATCCGCTGCCGGATCAGGTCGTCATTCACGTAACCGTCACGCATTCAAGCCTTCCTTCGCAGCTTGCAAACGCCAGCGGTCACGCTTATCTTCGCATTTGCATCTCGCAATATAGCAGGAGAACGGCAACATGGCGATGGCCGACAAACAGCAAGCTGCACTGATCCGCGAAGTCAAATATCACCTGTGCGGGTTGGAGCAGACGACACACACCGCTCAGAAGCATGCCGTCGCCGCTGGCAAGGCGCTGGCCAAGCTCAAGCACGGGAAGCCGAAGGATCGCCCGTGGCCCGAGTACGTGCGCGAGCACTTCAAGCTGAGTCAGCAACGCGCCGATGAATTGATCAGCATTTCCCGAAATAAAACCACGGTCGCCAAGGTGCGAGCGGCGACTCGTCAACGAGTGCGCAAACATCGCGCCAAGTCACTGTTACGTAACAGTGGCTCGACAGCCGCGAACGGCAAAAATTCCATGACCACTGACTGCCGTGGCTACGATCCAGAACATGATGACGACGGCGGATTAACCGAAGCCGAACTGATCGCCAATGCGTTCCGCTGGCAGATACCAGAAGCAATCCGCCTCGCCAACCAATGCGCCATCCTTCGTGATGGCACATCGCCGGGTTTGATTCGCAAGCTCGACGCTATCGACAACGTCGAGCGTGTGATCGCCGCATGGCAAGAACTGCTCGGCAAGCTCAGGGAGATGGCCCATGCGGTCACAAAGAAGGCGGAAGATCGTCAGGCTCTACACTGACGATCATCTAAAGAACTACCTTCCGGCAATATGGACGGACGGCAAGCGAGAGATTGATGTCCCGATCACGCTCGCTAAACATTTTGTCAGAAGAGCCAGTCGCGGCATCCCGTGGACTTGTCTGCTGGCGGAAGCCGTCAGGGAATTGGCACACCAACAGCCCGCGCTTTTCCCCCACAAGGTAAAGCTGGTCTATGTGATCGGATCGGCGGTGTATATCCTGACGCATGTACCGCGCCGGGTCGGCGGCACTTTCCGCTGCGTTCGCTATGCCCACAACTTCACAAGGCATCTTCGTCGATTTGATACGTTCTCAAACCGGCGCTTCCTGCGAGAGTTTGCTGATGCAGACATCGTCGCTACGTTGAAGGTGCCAAAGAAGCACGGTGCGCCCGGCTATCGCGGAAATGGTGGTGGCAACTCTGACGGGAAGGTTCGCATTCTCAAGGGTGCCCACCGTCGCGCCGTTGATGCTGGCATCATCCCGCCTGTTCCAATGGCTGCGTAATTCTCGAAAAACGCCCAAGAAGCCCCAGCCGTTGTCAGCCGGGGCTTTTTGCTATATTTTGCAAATCGCAACCTGAAGGAGCCGGTCAGTGGAAGCAATCAAGTGGGATGGCAAGACCATCTCAAAGCCGGGCATCTATTCCGGCATCCCCCTCAATATCTATCACAGCCAGTGGATATGCGACGGCCCGAGCGTGTCGTCGAGCGGGCTGCGCCGCGTGCTTGAGATCAACGGCGGCAGCCCGGCGCATTTTTACGACGAGTGGTCCGGCAACCCGCAGGCCGCCGAGCCGGAAGATAAACCGCACTTCCTGCTCGGTCGTGCCGCTCATTTTTTGTTCCTTGAAGGTTCGAAGCGTGGCGGCGCGTTCTCCAAATCGTTTGCGATCCGGCCCGACGATTTCCCCGACTACCGATCGAAGGCGGCGCGTGATTGGCGCGACGATCAGACAGCGCGCGGCCGGATGCCGCTGACCGGCGAGCAGGTCGAAGCGATCACCGGCATGGCAATGCAGATCGCACTAGCGCCGCTGGCGATCAGCCTGCTCACTGGCCGGATCGAGCAATCGCTGTTCTACCGAGACAGCAAGACCGGGCTGTGGGTGAAGGCGCGGCCCGACGTGATCCCGAACGATTCTGGTGATTATGCCGACCTGAAGACCACCACGCGCACCAGCTTCCCGCTGCTGATGAACACGGTTGGCAGTTGCGCCTATCACCAGCAAGCCGCCGTGATCCGCGAAGCCAGTGCGCAAGTGCTCGGGCTCGGCATGACATCGTTCTCGCTGGTGTTCGTCGAGAGCAAGCGACCGCACTGCGTGCGCATCGTCGTGCTCGATCCGCGTGACATTGATCTCGGCCACCGGCAGAATCGCCGCGCCCTCGATCTGATCGCCGATTGCATCAAGCACAAGCGCTGGCCCGGCCCGGGCGACGGCCATATCGTCACCATCCCACTGACCGAGAAGTACCGGGAATCAGCGGAGCCGCAGCAATGACTAGCGATGACGATGATGTGGTGATTTGGGGCACTGACGGACCGGCAACGATTCGCGTCTATGCTGATGGCACTGCGTCCGTGGTTTTCGTCGATGGCACCATGCGCACGGGCGGCAAGGCACTGGCATATCCCGATGGCACGGTCTGGATCGAATGGCCGGATGGCACCAAGACTCGCGCCGTAACTCTGGAACGGATGCAATGATCGCGCACCGTGGCATCTATCAAGGCAACGTCGTCACGCTGATCGCGCTCGATCGCTACGACCTTGCCAAGATGCTGTCCGGTCTGCCGATACTCGGGCAGGACTTTGTCGTCCACTTCACCGAGAGCGAATCCGACGCCCGTAAGCACGCCAGCGATGTTCTGTTTGAGGGAGAGCAACTATGACTGACGAAACCCAAGCAGCAATGCAGATGCCCGAAGCAGCGACCGAAACCGAGCTTCCGCCGATCAAGCCGGGCGATGCTCGTTCGGCCGCGCAGATGATCCCGGTCGGCGAGCGCGGCTACATCACGCCCAAAGACTTTGCGCAGATGGCGGACATCGCCAAGGCCATGGCGAACAGCAAGGAAGCGGTGCCAGCGCACGTGCGCGGCAATCTCGGCATGTCGATCGCGCTGCACGACGTGGCGATGTCGTGGGGCTTCTCGCCGTACATGCTGGCAAACGAATCGGCCGTGATCAACGGACGGCTCGGTTTCACGTCGCACGTCTTCCGCGCCGTCATGGACAAGCGGGCAGGCCTGCGCAGCCGGTTGAAGGTCAGCTACGCTGGCGAAGGCGACGATCGCACCTGCACCGTCACCGGCCATTTCATCAACGAGCTTGATCCGCTGAGCTACACCACGCCACCGCGCAAACAGATCATGCCGGTCTTGGGACCAAAGACCGACAAGGCTGGCACCGAGATTCTTGGCCCCGATCGCAAGCCGGTGATGGTGCGCAAGGGCTCGCCGCTGTGGGATAGCGATCCCGACCGGCAGCAGTTCTATTACGCCAGCCGCGCCTTCTGCCGCATGTACTGCCCTGAAGTGATGCTCGGCCTGTACGGCGTTGACGAGCTTCAGGACATGGCGGGCGTCGGTGCCGAGCGGGCGATCGACGTGACCAGCGATGTGCAAGCGCTGACCGAACGGCTGAAGCAGAACGCCAGCGCCGACGCCAAGGAGCGTGAAGGCTTCAGCCACGAACATGTCGCGGCGGCGCTGAACCACAAACCGAAGCCGAAGGCCAAGACCAAGCAACCACACCGGAAGTGGCGGCGATGACCAAGCTCAAGCTCAAGGGCAAGAAAAAGCCGCTGGACTTTCCATTCGAGAAGGTCATCAAGCGCGCCAATGAGTTGGCGTGCGGCGGACTCACCGTTTATCAGAAGTTCACTTGTGATAAGTGCAAGCAGCGGCTGACGATGCCGATCGCCAACGCCTTCTACGAAACCGGCTCCTGCGACCGATGCGGGCATGTGACTGACATCAAAAAGCGCGGTTGCAACTACACGGTGATGACGGCCTTGAATCTGCCGAGCCATCCGCCGCACGGGACCGTGCAATGAAAAACTACGGACCGACGCTCAAGATCAGGATCGAGAACAATGTGAAGCCGGTGCCGCTGCCGCTCAGCAAGGCGGTGCTCGATGCCTTCAAGGCGATCTGGCCCGAACCAGCGAAGGAGCCAGCCGATGACAAACCTACTACGTGAAGACACGCACCGCGACGACGCCACGCCAACGCAGAAACGACTCGCCCGCGAGCACGCCGAGCGCATGAAACGCTGGCACACGATCAAGTCGGCAGCGCCGCCACCGCCGCCTGCGCCACCGCCCCAGCCGCTGAAACCCCTTGTCCAGCCCGAGCCGATCCGACCCGACTGGATTGCACAGTGGTTGGACGATTGGCGTGCTAAGGTGCCGCCCATGTTGTCATGGCGGCACGTCCAGCAAGTGGTCGCTGAGCGCTTCGGTATGACCCGCAGCGAACTTGTCAGCGTCAAGCGCTCGCAGCATGTTGCGCGAGCGCGGCAGGTCGCGATGTTTCTGTGCCTTGAGATTGTGCCCGCCGCAAGCCTGAAAGCGGTCGGTCGCTGGTTCGGCCGGGATCACACCACAGTGCTGCACGCCCGTGACAGGACTCGCGAACGCATCGCCGACGATCCTGACTTCGCCAGCATGGTGGACAAGATCAAGCAGACGATCAAAGGCAGTGAAGCGTAAGCGCAAGCATATCCCGCTGCGCGAACAGCTTGCCGCAGCGCTGTCGATGCTGCTGCCGCAAGGCGTGCGCGACCTAATGCGCACTGCTCGCTTCTCCGCGTCAGCGGTGATCCGCGAGTTTGAGATGCACCACAACATTTTGCATGCCCACGACGGGCCGGATCGCTGGTGGAATCTGACGCCAATGCTCAAGCCTGAGCATCGTGAGACAGCCCGGCGCGACACATCGATCGTCGCCAAGGTCAAACGGATTACGGCCAAGCTGCCGGGCATGGGACCGCGCAAACGAAAACGGCCCCGCAGAAAGCTGCGGAGCCGTGGCTTCGACAAGAGCCGGTCGCGGAAGTTCAGCGGGCAGGTGGTGCCGCGCGATCGCTAGCGCTTCTTTCTCTTGCGCGGCTTGCGCGATCGCGGTGGCGGGTCGTCTTCAGGCGGCTCTTCGGCTTCGGCCGTGCGCTCGGCCTGCTGCCGCGCCGACTCGTGCATGCCGACTCTCGACGCATTGGCCAGCGCATCAACGTCGTCGATCAGCGCTGACCAGTCGATCATCTCGGGCGACAGTCCGCTCGCCGTCATGTATTCGCGTGACAGGCAGCACACGCCGTCTTCCATGCGCGCCGCAACGTATTCGCGCGTCGCGCCCTGCAACTCGCCCCACGTGACGAAGACCAGATGGCCGCCCATCCAGCCGACACACGGCACGTAGTGGCCGCCGATCGACGCGCCGCGCAGATCGTCCCATACCTGACCGGCTTCGAACTGCGCTTCCGCCGATGCAGGCAAAGCCAAGCCGCAGCCACCGGAGCCGCACAGATAGGTCGCCATCAGCAGGTCATCGACACTGCCGATCGCGACGAAGGCGTCGATCTTGTGGACATGACCGTCGGCGTCGGTGATGCCGACATCGCGCCACCACTTAGCCGCCTGCTGCATGTCGAGCCCGGCGTCGGTGTTCGGATCGTGCGGGTTGTACGGTGGTCCGCCCGACGCCACCAAGCAGCGCGAATAGTCGGCCAGCGCCGTGGCGGCGGTGAAGCTGGGGATCGGCCGATGCGTCGCCGATGCTTCCATCATGATCTCATGACAGCGCCCGGCGATGACGCAGTCCGACGCCACATCGTTGCCTAGCATGCCCCAGCCGTGGCCGGGCGGCACATTGGTGACATGGCCGAATCGGGGCGGCAGCGGCGGCAGTTTGGCCTTGTTCAGATAGTCGCCGAACTTGAGAATAATGGAGCCGGGCCGCGCGGGCAGCTTGCCGCGCTTACCGGCGCGCCGTTGCCCGGGCACCTGCGTCATTTTTTTCCCCCCGCCGGTATCACGGTAGCGTCGGCACTAGGGCCACCACCGGCACCGCCAGCGCTTGCGCTTGGCGCGTGCACCGCTTCCGCCGCCGTGATCGCATCGGCAATGATCTGCACCGCCTGCTTCTTGAACTCAGGCGTCTGCATCTCGTTGCGGATCATTTGTTCGACGTTGACGAACGGCACGTGCACCATGCCCGCATAGTAGTGGGCAAGGTTCAGTAGCTCGGGATAGACCTTGTCGAACGCCGCGTTGATCTCGTCAGTGCTAGCGGTGCCCATCCGCAGCTTGTCAGACATACGTGAGCTTGCCATTTTCCACCACCCATCCATGAACTGGAATTTCAGTGCCGTCCGCCGCCTTCAGCGGAGCCTTAGCTTCGAACTTGCCGCCCGCTGTCGGTGCCGGTGCGGCCTTGCACAGCACATTGGCGACCTGATTGACCACGCTCTCGGCCACCGTGGTCGCGCCGACGACGGCCGGGAAGCTGGCGTTGACCAGCGCCACTACCGTGGTAATCGCTGGTATCCAGTTGCAGCCGGTCGCCACGGCATTGTTGATCGCGACCAGTACGTTCGGGTCGATCTGAATGCCGGTCGGCGTGCAGGTTGCCAGTGCGCCACCTGCCATACCGCTGACGCCGAAACCGATCGGGATCAGCGATGCACTTTGCATCAGCTTTCGTCTGTCCATAGTCAGTGCTCCTGTTGTCGTTTGGCGCGGGCATCATCGACCGCCATGACGATGGCTTCGCTCAACTGCTCAAGCGCTTCCGGCGGCAACAGCACCTTGTGATCGCGGCACCATTCTTGCGCGGCAGCATACGCGACGAGACAGTCCTGCGGCGTCATCGTCATTTCGGTTTCGCTTCGGCCTGCAACTGCTGGGCCTTCTTGAGAATGATCGATTGCGTTCCGGCGTCGTCGTCGCCGGGATGCACGTGGATTCTCTGGTCGTAGTACATGATCGTCGTCATGCCGTGGTTGCAGACGTTCAGCGCACTGTAGTTGATTCCCCCGGGCGGCGGCACTGCTGGCTGCGGTTTGTAGGAGCCGAGCCCGGGCAGCGGCCACGTCAGGAAACCGGTAAAGAAGCAGTCCACTTCCTTGACGGTGCCGCCGATCGGCGGGCAGCCGGTGTTGCAGTACAGCGACGGCTGGATCAGCGCCGCATAGCGCCACTTGATCTGTGGCAGATAGGCCTGCAACCACGAGAAGCGATTGGCCCCGCAGCTATCGCCGACGTACATATAGCTCGCGCTGGGATTGGCCTTGTACTCGGCCGCAACGGCTGATGCGATCGCCGGGTCGGCCGGGTCGAACGGCGGCACCACATCGACGCCTTCGTCGCGCAGACGGCGCACGATTTGCAACTGGCCGCGTGCCGGGTCGAGATGCCAGCCGCCCATGCCGAGAATGTCAATGCAGATCACTTTTGTCATAGGATTCTGCTCTAATAAGGGTGCTCGGCGGCGTCGCCGTCAGTCAGGCTGACGATGCAGTTCGGCACGCGCAGGGAGAGGCACGGCCGACACTTACGGCACGTTCTGAACAGGCGGCGATCATGCCGCCGAGCGTCGGGGATCACTGGTGCGCGGCCTGTAGCTCGCGCAGATCGGCTTTGTCGTAGCCTTTACCGAAGGCCTTGGGGATACGATGCTCCTTGGCCGAACCTTTGCGCGTCGGCTTTTCCGGCTTTGGTTTGTAGGCCACGCCGAGCTTCGGCAGCAGCCCGACCGAATAGACCCGCAGATCGGCTACCCGCGCCGCCCAGCCGCGTCCGAACCGCGACCAGATACCAAGACCCTTGAGAAAGCGAAGCCGCGCATTGCACAGCCCAACAATGAAGTCGCGCGGATCGTGCGCGTTGATCGCTTCCAGCGTCACCGGCCCGAGCACGCCGTCCTGATGCACGCCGACAACGCCCTGCGCATAGCGGATCGAGCGTGACGATCCGCTGTTGACGCCGAAATCAAACACCGTGCAATCCTTGCCCGGCCCTAGCTGATTGAAGCAGCACTCGACCGCATACTTTTCGGCGTAAATGTCTTCGGCTTCCGACAACGGCATGGCGCGCACGATCGGAGCCCATGCCGCCATCGATGTCATTTTCTCATGGCGGTGAGCAGCAAGGTCGTAACAGGTGATGCCGTATTTGGTCGGGCCGCCGCTGTCGCCAGCGTCCCAGCCATAACCCCCTTCATAGCGGTTGATCATGCGCTCGACGAAGGGTGTGTAATCGATCTGCGTCATTGTTCCCACCGTTCCAGTTCCAAGCCGGGGATCGGCTGCATGGCAACGCTGAAGTCGTACAGCGGTGCCAAGATCAGGATCAGGTCGGCGCATGTGACGCGGTTTTTAATGCCGGGGATCGGCCAATCGAGCAGCGGCGCGGCTTCGGTGGCGCAGGTCATAAGCTCGGCGCACCACCACGCGGCGTTGGCATGCCAGTCACGATCGTGAAAATTCGGTGACAGCCATTGGCGCGGCATTAGCGCTGCGGTGTCGAACGGCTTGCCAAGCTGGGCTTCGCAGAACGCTTCAAAGCGCTTCTTGCGCTGCGGCGTGGTCGGAATCACGACATCGCGGCGGGTGTAGAAGCGCTGATAGTCCGGCGGGCGCACTGCGACGCCAGCGGCATTGCCGCGCACGATCGGAGCCTGCGGACTGTTGCTCGATCCGAGCAGATTGCCGTCGTCGAGCACGAGATCGACATGAGAGAACGGCGAATGCGTCAACCGGCAAATCCACAGCGAATAGTCGATCAGCGTCTTGGTCTGCCAGCGTTCGCGCCATGTCGGCGGTGCGGCACGCGAGAATCGCATCGTCACGGTCGGCATTAGAAGTACCACGTGTTATTGACCGCCCGATAAATGCCGGTCATCGACGGCGACGTACCGGGCATGGTGGTCGGCTGACCTTTGACGGTCTTGCCGCCAGCGGAATTGATCGTCAGCGTCGTGACCGTCTGCGAGAAATATATGTTGATGCGCTGGCCGTCATAGGCCGCGCCGGACAGCGTGATCGTCAGCGTCGCGATGGTGCCAGCCGGATCAACAATCAGATCAGTCTCGGTGCCGGTGCAGGTGATGGTCGCGCCAGTAGCCGGTGCCTGATAGTTGGTGCTGGTGACGACGTTAACCTGCTGCCAGTACGCTGGATTGAACGTCGATGTGCTGGTGTGGCCGACGATGCAGACGTAGGTGTTGCCCGCGTTGATCACCAGCGACGCAGGCGGCCCGGGCGTGTACGAGTTGCCCGCCGCCCATACCGTTGGCGCGGACCATGGCGCTGGCCCGGCCGGGCCGGTCACACCCTGCGGGCCAGTAATTCCGATCGGCCCTTGCAAGCCGGGTGTGCCGGGCGGTCCGGCAGGAAACAGCGTGCCGGGCAGGATCGGCCAGTTTATCGGCATGGCATCATCTCGTTTCCGGTAGCGCGACAGTGACCGGGATCGGCCCCGATTGCGCGCACAGATTGATCGTCTGGCCAGTGGAAATGTCGATCGCCTGAATGTCGCAAGCGCACGACAACATGCCGACGCCAGTGACGCCGATCGGGAAGGTCGGCAGCTTGGCGGCCGGGACGTTCCAGCCGAAGGTGCCGCCGGTGAGTCCGTTGGTCATCAGGCCGTTGTCGGTCGAGGCGATCAGCAGCACCGTGGTCGATTGCAGGCTCGGCCGCAGCATCGACTTAAAGCGGATGCCGGTCAGATCGAGCGGTGGTCCGTAGAATGACAGCGGCACGTTGGTGCCACTGAGCGTGGCAGCCTGATTGAGCGTCACCGTGACATTGTCGCTCGCGATCGCGCTGACCTGCGTGCCCGGCAGAATGCCGTGGCCGACCACCAGCATGCCGGTGGATACGCCGGACGGCCCGTTGAGCACGACCGTGACGGTGCCGTTGAGCGTCGCCGGGACAGCGGTGATCGGCGATGCCGGATAACCCGGCTGCTGCACGTAGAACTGATCCAGCCAGTCGGCATTGGTGACGATCTGGATCGTTGTGCCAGCCGGGATTTGCGGGATTGAACCGACATTGCTCACGGCGTTTGTCCGGTTGCCGTCTTGCCGTAAGTTTTGACTTCGCTGTAGGTGGTCAACTGACCGGAATCGATCTGATCGAACATGGTGGCGACGGTGCCGAACAGCGCGATGTAGCGATCGCCAAGCGCCTTTTCGAGCGCAGTGATCTGGCTAGCATTGAGCGTCACTAGCGTGCCGTTCAAGCGCGGCACCCTGACCACCAGCGTGGGATCGCGCTGGGCCGCGCGCATCAGATACGGCAGCACGTTGCGAAAGCTCGGGTCAAGCTCGTCGAACTTGATCGTCTGGTCGCCGACCGTGAGCATGCCGATCGGCAGGCCCGGCGGCAGCCGCGCCGCGTGCTCTTTCAGGTCTTGCTTGCTGGCCTGTGGCTTGGCGAAGGTGGTGCCGTCATAGCTGTCGCCGACGCCGACTTCATGATTCACCGGCAGCGCCACCGTCTGATGGCCGTCCGGTGCTTGGAACGCCGCGCCCATTGTCGTCGGCGGCGCGACGATGACGTTGACCACCATGCCATCTTTCACGACCGCAAGATGCTGTTCTGACATTGACGACTCCTTAGAACTCAAGAATCACGATCATGCCGCTCGCGCCGGTCAACCCGGTCCATGCACCGCCAAGACCGCCTGCGCCGCCTGAGCCCGGTGCGCGTCCAGACATGATCGCACCAGAAAAGCTGACGCCACCATCACGACCGCCGCCGCCCCAAAAAGACGCGCCACCGTGCCCGGAATAGTTATAAACTTCGGTGCCGTAACCGTCGCCGCCGGGAATGCCGACCAAACCACCCGAACCGCCTGAGCCGCCCAGTCCGCCTTGGCCGCTAGTCGTGTTGGTCGGCGTACCGCCCATGGCGGTCATCAGTGCTCCAAACGACGTATTGCCGCCGGGATTGCCGACCGTATTGACGCCGACGCCAGCACCGCCAGCGCCGATCGTGATCGCTTCCGACGCCACGCCAGACAACGAGAACAGCCCGATCCTCGTTTCACCCGCGCCGCCGCCGCCACCACCGGGACAGGTGTTTGCGCCGCTGGCACCGCCGCCGGTCGCAAACACCAGCGCCTTGGTCGCACCGGCTGTCGGCAGGTAGGTGCCGCTATTGGTGAAGACCTGCACGTTGACAAGGCCAGTGGTCGGACCGCCGGTCGTGTAACTGTTGTTGTTGATGGTGAACTGCGCGGCCGTCAGTTCGAAATTGATGCCGTCGCAGATGCACTCGGCAATGACGTTGGCTTGCAGCGCATTGGCGGGGAACGCCGATGTCGCCTGACCGCCGATGTAGAGACTGCCGCTGAAGCCGTTGACCGTGAACGTGCTCGGGCCGGTGTTGCTGTTCTTAACTTTGAATCTGAACTTTTGATACTTCTGCAAACCAGCGATCGCCGGGACCGGAGTGATCACCACCGCATTGGCGTTGCCGGTGTCGTCGGCGGAAATCCAGTCGCCGTTCTGAATGTGCGACGGCATCGACGGCAGCGTCGGAAAAAACGGCGCATGCGGGTCTTGAGCGATGTTCGCCAGCGTGATCTGCGTCTGGCCGTAAGTGACCGTGACCTGATACAGCGCAACATAGCCAAGGTCAGGCGTCGGCGCGGTCTGCGTGCCGGTCGGCGCGGCGGCCCCGGCCTTGAGCGTCACCGCGCACTGGCACGATCGGATCGTGTACTGGCTGGTGCCGTTGTTGCCCGGCCCTGAATACGGCGCGGCCGGATTGGCGCTGTTGTAGTACGGCAGCACTGTCGAGCCGGTATCACTGTCGGCCAAGATCGCTTCGACCAAATAAATCTGGCTGTAGCCGGGCGTACCCGGCGGCGTGATCGTCAACGTCACCGGATCATTGAGAATGCCCTGCTTGACGATGTTGTGGCTGTCGGTGCCAAGATCTGAATATGCAGTTGCATCGACCGGATCGGACGCATAGATGCCGCCGACGCCAATCGTGATCTGCAAGGTCGCTGGCGATGTCGGTGCCGCGATCAGGCCATGGACATAGGGCGGCGGCGGCGTGTTCGGCGTGTTGCCGAGCACGCCCTGCATCGCATAGGCAAGCCCCATCATCGAGAACTTGTTGGCGTTGAGGAAGTCGGTGGTGCGCGGCAGCGCCGATGTATAGACGATTGCGCGATCCATTTAATTGATCCTTGTCCAAGCGATCGAGCCGGTCGGGCGCGTCGTGTTGATCATGTCGTAGATCATCTGGTTGGTGATGCCGTATTGCTGCTGGCTCGGGCCGATCAGTTCAATCGCACCGACGCCCCAGCCGCCAAGCCCGCTCAGGTGGCCAGTCGAACTCCAACCGGCGACGTTGGGGATGCCAGACGGCGACGCCCGCGTTACTTGCATGAAGGTCTGCGCTGGCAGGTCAGTCGATCCCCAGCCGCCAGCGGTATTCCAAGCAAAGTTGCCGTGCGACGCTTGCGCCACTGTGGGACCGGACCACGCGCCCGCGTCGTTGGTGTTCCACGGCTCGAATATCCACGGCGCGCTGCCGGTCAGTGACTTCAGCGCATTGATCATCCCGGCGCGCGTCACCCGCTCTTGCAGGATCGTGGCTTTGATCATGCGCCGATAAATGTCGTCGGTCTGATTCTTGCGGAACAAATGACGGCCGAGAAAGTCGTAAGCGGTCAGGTCGAGAAACAATCCGGTCGCGGTCGCCAGCCGCGACTGCGTGCGAGCATAGACGATCCACGAGTAGCACCATGCCGCGTTGTCGCTGAGCCCGCCGAGGATCGCGTCGCGGATCGGCGCGATCCATGCGAACCAGCGAAACGGAATCAGCATCTTGACGCGATTCAAAATATCGTTGGAATCGCCGGTCGCCATCTAGCTCACCAGCACTTCGGAGCACTTGATCGTGGCGTAGGGGATTTGCGCGTAGCCGTCGAGCGTGGTCTTGGTGGCGGTCAGCGATGCGGCGTCGCCGGACAAGCTGTTGAGCAGAACCGCCGTGACGTTGGTGACGCCAGCCACCGAGTAGGCCCAGCCCGCGATCTGCGACCATTGCAGCGAGTTGCCGAGCCCCAGTGCATTGATGTTCTGTGCCACGGTCGCGGCGACGATGCCCTCGACGGTCGGCTCGTCGTAGCCAGCCGCGACGCCAACGATCATTGACACGGTCGCCCAAATGATGGTCGGCGCAAACACGCCCGCCATGGTGCCGAGCGGTCGCACCGCGTTGACGGCATTGGCGACGTTGTTGAGAAAGTCTTGCGACGGCGCGCCCGAGCCGTCATCGGCGACAACAAAGAAATAACCGGGATGCCATGAGCCGTCGAGATTGTAATCTTCGACGATCTCGTACTGGACATTAACGCCGATGCCCATGATGGCGGATTCGACGCCGTAGAGATCGCCACGCGACAGCCCGAGAATGTAGGCCGAGAAGCGCCGCTTCAGCGCCGCGTCGCTTTCCGAATCCGCGCCGTTGGTGAATGCGGCCGGATTGTTGACCGTGTCAATGCCGGTGATGGTCGTGCCAAGCTGAGTGATCGTGCCCGCGCCGACATTGCCGCTCGATCCTGCCACCGTGGCTTTCACCGGCACCGCGATCGACGCTAGATTCGGTTGCAGGTAGTAGGCCTGAAAAAACGAATTAAAGGTCGGATAGGTCGGATCGCCGACCACCGCGTAGGTCTGACTGCTGTCGAAGGTCAAGACCGTCGCGCCAACACCGATCGCAACTTCGGACGGCCCGGCGGTCAACCGCGCCAGCACTACCTGTCCGCTGGCGGCTTGCGCGCCGAGCCGTGGCGATGTCGTGCCCGGCAGCACCGGCATGAAGTCGGCGGTGAACGTGTCCACGTCGATCCCGGTGCTGGTCGAGAGCCGGATCGCGGTGAGCAGTTGCAGCACCAGCGCCTGAAACCACAGGAAGATGCCCGCGAAGCCTTCGGCGATCGCGCGGAACACCGAGCCGATCGAGAAGTTCAGTAGCTGGCCCGCCCGGCCCTGAATGCCAGCGGCGGTGTTCTGCACAATCGTCGAGAACGACTGCGTCGGCAGCGTTGGCATGCACGAGCCTCAGACGGTGACGGTGAAGGAAATGGCGACGCCGGTTTGCGCGTCCCAGTATTTGATGCTGATGCCGACCAGATCGCGCTGGTTCGGCGACACATCGATGCCGATTTGCGCGGGCGGATTCGGCGCGACCGATGCTTCCTGATAAACCTGCGATGATACGATCGACCTGATCTGGTTGATCGTGTAGGGCGATCCGATCCGCTGCGGCAGTCCGGCTCCGTAGTCGGGATGCCAGACATAACCCTTCTGCGGCGTGAACAGGCGGCGCTCTAAGCGCTGGCGCGCTTCATCATCGCCAGCGACAACCAACAGATCACCGCCAGCGGTAAGCTGAAAATCCGAACGCCATTCCAGTGCCACTTCGCTCATGGCCATCCTGCGGTGACATCGAAAGCAATGACGGCGGCGATGCTCGCGCACGCCGCAAGATTGGTGTTGATCGCGGTGTCGGCGTTGGTGATGGCGGCTAGACTCACCGACAGCGACGCAGCGGCGGCGACGACGGCGGAAGGTACGACGTTCACCGGGCTGGTGCCGCCGGTCGGAGTGATCGACATGCCGGTTTCGCCACCTGCGGCGAGCGCCAGATTCATCGCCGACGCACCGACCGAGAACGATGTCAGCGGCCCGTAGCCTGCGGGCGGCGGATAGGCGAAGGTCGGACCGAAGTTCAGCGTGAACTTGGACTGGTCGATTGGAGAAAGAGCACTAGCCGACGTGGAAATGCAGCCTTGCGCGGCCGGGTACATGTTGCTGGTCGGCAATCCGGTAAAAGCCGCGTGTGTGGTGATGCCAGCGGCAATCTCGGCTGCCGTCGCGCCGCCTTGCCACACACCGTTTTTGGAGAACCATATCCTGCCGTTCGTGGCATCGAAGGCGCAGCCGATGATGTCGCCGACGGTGAAGGTCGCACCGTAAGCTGTCTGCGCATTGGAGTGAGTCTTGCCGCCACCGTTGGTGTAACCCCAACTGTTTGCGCTGCGACCGAGAAAGCCAAAGCCGAGGCTGTCGCCGCTGAGACAGACGCCAAGTTGGCTGCCGCCAGAACCGCCAGCAATGCTGGTCAAGAAGCCGGTGCCCGAGAATGCCGAAGGCAATGTCGCCGTAAATTCGAAATAGCACAGTCCAGTGCACAGCGTATCGGCGGTGAAGACGAAGCTGTTGCTCGACGTAGCGGCTTCAAGGATGCTGCCGCCGCCAGTAGGCTGATAGTAGTCGGGACCGAAGCCGCCGCCGCTGCCCCAGCCGGGCGCGCCGCTGCTGTTGTTCTGCGCCAACTGCACCGGCACGACCTTCGCCGTCGTCGCGCCTTGCTTTGATAACCCGATGCCAGCCGCAAGCGCTTGCTTGATCGCTACGGCTTGACTGAGTTGCAGCGGCATCGGGTCGGCGGCAGCGGCGGTGAGCCACGCATTGACCTGCGGTTGGTATGGTGACGGATCGGTGAACGAAATGCCAACAAGCGGCCGGTCGTTGTACTCGATGCTGCCTTGTCCAGTGGCGAAGTGATAAACGATCCGCGCGATGTTGGCAGCAAACGACGATGTGCTGATCGGATAAACCGCGTTGTCAACGGCCATGCGCTTGTTGACGCAGTCGATCAGGAAAGTTCTCATACCATGTGAACTTTCTGCGACGACGGCGGCGGAATGTCGAGATCGCCATTGGTGTCTGGCGTACCCATTCGCGATGCCAGCGGTCCGCCGTAGCCGCCGAGATTGACGATGCCGCCGGGTATCTCGTTGACGTTGTTGCCCGCATTGGCGGTGACATCAGTGCCCGCATTGTTGGTGATGTTCACCGTCGCGGTGTTGGTGATGTTGTTCTCGGCCACGATCGTATGGTTGCCCTTGGCGTCGATCGTTACCGTCACCGCCTTCTGATCCTTGTTCGGCTGTGGCGGCGTTTGTGTCGTCGGCGGGCTCGACGGCGTGAACTCGGGCGACGCGACTTGACTCTGCGCCGGTTGATCCGGTTGCGTCGGCACCGCAGTCTTGAACGTAATCGAACCATCCTTGTTGAGCCTGATCTGCTGGCCCCATTGCGTCCACATCACCATCTCGCCGGACTCGACCATCGGCGGCTTGTCCACGTCGGAATGCACGCGCTGCACAATGGTGCCGCCCTCGAAGTCGTTTTCGGCAAAACGCACGATCACCTGATCGCCGGTCTTCTC